AAGTCACAGATAGATGCTCGCAACAACCTCATCGCTCAGGCGAGAGAAGTCCTAGACTTCGCAGAGGCTGAAAAGCGTGGACTATCCGCAGAAGAAAACCAGAAGATTGCCCGTATCGAAGCTGACATCGACTCAGCCGACACAGCCATCTCAACCGCTCGCTCAATCTCTGAGCGTGAGGCTCGTGCAGCAGAGGCAGCCGCTTCCTTCACACCACAGGCATCAGCACCAGCTAACACTGACGCTGACATCCTTCGCTCAATCGCTACCGGTGAAATCCGTGGCTACGAGTTCGCTCGTGAAAACAGAACTCTAGTTCCATCAGCTAACACTGTTGGCCAGAGCTTCTTTGACCAGGTATTCCAGATTGCCCAGCTAGTTGGCCCAATGCTAACTGTGTCTGAGGTATTCAACACAACCTCTGGCGAGAACCTAGTTATCCCAACTGTCACAGCTACCTCAACATCAGGATCAGTTGCAGCAGCAGGAACCATCTCAGAGTCCAACCCAACCTTCGCATCCATCACCCTTGGTGCTGAGAAGTACGGTGCTCTAGTTCAGGTCGCACAGGAACTTGTTTCTGACGCTGGCTTTAACATCACTAGCTACATTGCACAGCAGCTTGGAACCTCACTTGGCCTAAAGGTCAACGATGTTCTAACCACAAAGCTATCCGGTGCTGCTGGTTCAGTAGTTCGTGGAACCGCTACCAACTTTGCTGCTTCATACGAGGACTTGATTGACCTTGTATACGGCATCGCTGATGGTGCTCGTGTTCTACCTGGACTTGGTTTCCAGATGAGCAAGACCGGTATCGCAGCTGCTCGTAAGCTAAAGGATGAGTCTGGTGCTTACATCTGGACCGACTCAGCAGTACCAGGACAGCCAGCAACCTTGCTTGGCTACCCAGTGTACGAGAACCCAAATGTTGCTGCTGTTGGAACTGCTGCTAAGTCAGTATTGTTCGGACACCTACCATCATTCAAGGTTCGCGTTGCAGGTGGAATGAGAGTTGACCAGTCAACCGACTTCGCTTTCAACACTGACACTGTCACCTACCGAGGCCTAATGCGAGTTGATGGTGGACTAACCCACGCAACTCACATCGGTTTCTACCAGGGTAAGTAATTAGCCCTAGCTAAATAAGCTGACAAGCCCCAAGCGTGTAGGTTCGCTTGGGGCTTGTCTTTTGCTAGGATTATGGCAACAAAGGGAGAAACCTACATGAGCAAGACCAAAAGAAAACTAAAGGGCACTGTCACTGTCTTTAGCAATTCGCCAGGACAGCCAACCGGTTATGGCCAAGCTACCGATGCCCTAGTCAAACTTCTGAAGCGTGATGGTGCCAATGTTGCATCTCTGTCTAACTATGGACATGAAGGCATCAACACGATCTACCACACCGAGTACGGCGAGATTCCAATCTATGCTAGAGGCTCAGAAGCCTACTCAAACGATGTGACCCCAGCTCATCACAAGCATTGGAAAGCACTTAACGCTGACCAGCCTGACTTGATGATTACCCTTTACGATGTCTGGGTTCTAAATGCTAAGGGCTTTGACACAATCCCTATTGCAAGCTGGACACCTGTTGACCATAATCCAATTCCACCAGGTGTATTGAAGTGGCTACAAAAGGAAAATGTCACCCCCCTTGCAATGAGCAAGTTTGGGCTAGACCAGATAAACAAGGCAGGTGTTGAGGGTCACTACATCCCTCACAGCATTGACACCAAGGTGTTCAAATACACAGACAAGATTGACGGCTTGCCAGTTGACAAATACATGGGCTTTGAGAATGGCCGCTTTGTAGTTGGCATGAACGCTGCTAACAAGGCATCAGGTATCTTGCACCGCAAAGCCTACTCAGAGAACATGATGGCCTTTGCAATGTTCGCTCGCAAGCACCCAGATGCCATGCTTTACATCCACGCAGATGCCAGCTCACCTCATGGCTGGAACCTGATGGCACTTGGGCAGTTGCTCGGTATCCCTATTGACAACATGACCTTCCCTGACCCACTTGCCTACCGCTACGGAATGCCACAATCTACCCTTGCAGGGATCTACTCAAGCTGGGATGTGATGCTTGCTACCAGCTATGGCGAGGGCTTTGGTATCCCAACAGTCGAGGCTCAAGCCTGTGGTGTGCCAGTTATTGTAAGCAAGTTTGCTGCCAGTCCTGAGCTAGTCGGGGATGGTTGGGCAGTAGCAGGTCAGCCACTCTACGATCCAGCCCAGCACTCATTCTGGACAATCCCTTCGGTGCCAGAGATAGTAGAAGCATTAGAACAGGCCTATGCCAAGGGCAAGAATAAGTCACCCAAGGCAGTTGAGTTTGCACAAAACTTTGACCATGAGAAGGTCTGGCAAGAGAACTGGATGCCGGTGCTAAAGAAACTACTCAAGTGATTGCCTGGATAAGCCACCACCTGCCCGAGAACTTTGGGGGCAAGCTAGTCGGTGGGGCTGAGATGACCGATGCAACCCTGCTGGCTGATGCCCCTGTTGAGGTCAAAACCTTCCTGCCTCACCAGTGGAAAGATGCGATGGACTATGACCAGATAGTTATTACCGGCACAGACTTACTTACACCTTTTTCAATGTTGCAACTTGCAAAGAAAAAACCTGTTGTTGCTATTCACCATGAGCAAACACAGAACGAGCACCGAGCAACCCTGATCAACTCATCCAGACTGTTTATGGCTCGGACCCCTAGACACCTAGAGCTAGAGCTTGAGTGGACAACACCTAAGTCAAGCACCTGGGTCACTGCACCCCTAGACATTACAGAGATAACTCAAAAGCCAAAAGAGTCCTTTGCTTTGTGGGCTGCAAGGATGCACCCCCAGAAGGGGCCAGTCGAGGCTCAAGCTTGGGCAGATCAACAGGGCATACCTCTAGTGATGATGACCGACAAGCCAAGGGCTGAGGTACTAGAAACTATGAGCAGAGCCAAGCACTTTGTATTTTTACCCAATGGCTTTGATGCCGAGCCAAGGGCTGTCATCGAGGCAGTCCTATCGGGTTGCCAGGTACACACAAACGAGCTTGCTGGCATTACATCGGTTCCTAATTGGCGTGATCCACAAGTATTGAGAGAGCTTGTCATCGGCTCCAAGACTAAGTTTTGGGATAGAGTTTTAGCATGATTGCAGTCCTGATACCCACACTAAACAGACCCCACAGAGTTGCCGAGATAGTTGCCAACCTAAAAGACACAGCACCAGAGGCAGTTCCTTACTTCATCATCGAGGAACATGACACAGCTACCGCTGAGGCTATTGAAGCCATTGGCACTAATAAAGTCATAAACAAAAGAGCTGCATCTTATGCAGGGGCAATCAACACAGCAGTAAAAGAAACCAAAGAGCCTTACATCCTGATGGCAGCAGATGACTTGGTATTCAAGCAGGGCTGGTCACACCGGATACTAGAGCTGGCCAAAGACTTTGGCTTTGTAGGCACTAATGATCTACACAACCCTGATGTGCTTAGAGGCACCCACGCAACTCACTACCTAATCACTAGAGAGTATGCCAAGCTGGGTTCAATAGATGACCCTGATGCTGTCCTGTACGAGGGCTACATTCACAACTATACAGACACCGAGGCTGTTGCTACAGCAAAGTTTAGAGGGCAGTGGACCCCTTGTTTAGAGTCAGAGATTGAGCACTTACACTGGGTCTGGGGATTAGCCACACAAGACGCAACTTACCAAAAGGGCACAACTACTGTTAGCCAAGATGAGCAAACTTTCAACAGTCGGGCACACCTCTGGACTCACCCAGAAGCCTAAAAAGCGTACGCCTTCGGGCAGTAGTCTTAGCCTATGACAATAACTAAGGGTCAATTAGAGCATAGGGCTTGCTTGCACTGTGGCAAAGATTACAGCCCAATCAAGCCTTGGCAGAAAACCTGTAGCTACTTTTGCGGCTACACAAGACAAAACAATAAAAAAAAGCGTGGCATAACCAATAAAGGTTCGTGTGCTAGATGTGGTAATTCACTAGAGCATAAAAAATCTCATGCTATCTACTGCTCAAAAACCTGCAAATCTATGGATCACAATTTCAAGCACAGGTCAAAAACCAGAGTGCAGGGTGTAGCTAGACGCAAAGAAATCTATGAAAGGGATGCTGGTGCTTGCTACATTTGCAAAAAACCCTTAGATCTTGCAGATGTTCACTTAGACCATTTGATTCCGGTAGCTAAAAACGGCAACTCTGATGCTAACAACTTAGCTGTGTCCTGTGGATTCTGTAATAGGAGCCGAGGCACTAGAATAGGAATTGAACAACTTGCCAAACTTGACGAATTGAGAACATAGTGGCCATCACCCAAGGCTATGCCACACTTTTAGATGTCAAAGCAGCTCTACGCATTACAGACGGCATTGACGATTCCCTACTTGAAACAGCTATTGAGTCTGCCTCAAGACTTATTGACGGCTTTACAGCTCGAAGCTTCTCTAACGCAGGTACCGCTGTACGCAACTTTGCCGCTACCGATGCCATCAACCTAATTATTGACGATGCAATCAGCGTCACCAAGGTTGAGTCAACAGACGAGATTGGCGACACCTACACAGAGTGGAAAGTCACCGACTACCAGCTTGAGCCAGTAAACAGCAGAGCCGATGGACTCTACTACCCATACACAGGCATTAGGGCTATCAACGATTACACATGGCCAGTAGTTGACTACCAGGCACTTGTAAAGATTACCGGCACTTGGGGCTGGGCATCTATCCCTACTGCTGTCAAGCAAGCTTGCATCATTCAGTCATCTAGGATTTTCAAGCGTCTTGACTCGCCTCTAGGTGTTGCTGGCTTTGGCGACATGGGTGCTATCCGAGTTGGCCGCTACCTTGACCCAGATGTTGAGCAACTACTTATGCCTTACAGAATTATGAGGAACTTCGGCTAATGAGCATCAGCCTAATTAGGCAGGGTCTAGCCACTAATCTTGCAACCATCCCAGGACTTAGAACAGCCGCTGAGGTTCCTGATCTACCCAACCCACCTATTGCCATTGTCGGTCTAAGGTCAGTCACCTATGACGGAGCCTTTGACAAGGGGCTAACAAACTATAACTTTGCAGTCACAGTCATTGTTGGCAGAGCTGCCGAGCGTGAAGCACAAAGACGGCTCGATGCCTACATAAGCACAGGGGCAAGTAGTGTCAAAAGTGCAGTAGAATCAGATAAGACTCTCGGTGGTAATGCCTACGATTGCCGAGTAGTGTCAATGGACTCAGTTGGTTCATTGAGCATCAGCGACACCACATACCTGGCTGCTGACTTCACTGTCACAGTCATAGCAAACTAGGAGAAATAAATGGCAAAGTTTTTTGCACAAGACTACAAGGTCACAGTTGGCACAACTGTCCTAAGCGACTCAATCGCTTCGGTGACCCTAGACATCACAACCGATGAGGTAGAAACCACCGCATTCGGTTCCACATACCGCACTCGTATTGGTGGCCTAAAGGATGCATCTGTATCCCTAGACTTCCACCAGGACTTCGGAGCAGGATCAGTAGATGCTCTACTATTCCCACTTATGGGTTCAACAGTTGCAGTAAAGATTGCACCTACATCAGGCACAGTCACCGCAACCAACCCTGAGTACCGCTTTACAGCTCTAGTCACCCAGTACCAGCCATTCGCCGGTGCTGTTGGAGATCTAGCCACACTAAGCATCACCTGGCCAGTATCGGGCGAAGTTGTCCGAGGCACTGCCCCAGCAGCATAGTAAGCTAAGAGCATGAAAATAAACCTACAAGTAGAGTTCAGCGACAAGCCTGGTGAACCTAAAGAGGTCACCTGCCTAGCATCCGACATGGTGAAGTTCGAGTCCAACTTCAACATTTCCATTGCGAATCTAGACAAAGACCTCAAAATCACTCACCTGCTTTTCCTAGCTTGGGCAAGTGAAACACGCACCAAGGCAACTGCTAAAACCTTCGATGAGTGGATTGACGGAGTTCTCTCCGTATCGGCCTCTGACGACCCAAAAGCATAAAGGGTCTAGGGGACCAATCAGCTCATTGGTTTATAGCATCTCTGGCAGTCGAAACTGGCATAAGCCCCAGAGAGTTGTTAGAACTCGATGAACGAATGCTCTGGACACTCAGCCGGTATTTGATTTATAAAAATCAGAACCGCAGCTCTAAAAGATAAGCCCCCCAAAAGGGGGTTTTTCTTTTGGGTAGAATAGACACAGTTATCCAATCTAGGAGTCTTTCTTGACCAGCCCAATTTCAACGATCAGAGTGCAAGGTGTAAAAGAAACCTTGCAACTTCTGGATGCTGTTCAACCGGGGGCAATCAAAGAACTTAGAAAAGACATCCGAGCTATCGCAGAGCCAGCAGTGTCAGCAATCAAGTCAGCTCTGCCATCAACCTCACCCCTGTCTGGGATGAATCACTATGGTCGGACACGCTTTGCTGGTGCCAAGGTCAACGCACAACTGCTACTTGGCAGGGCTATAAACAGCGACACAATTCCCCTTGTTAGGTTGCAGGTTGTATCACCTGGGGATGCAGTAGGTCTTGAGATTGCTGACATGGCAGGTAGAAAGACAATGCAACATGGCCCACGCTTGCCCTACGAATACAAGGGCAGGGGTCGCATGGGTGGCTCAGGCAGACAGAACCCAACCAAGTCAAGGTCTGTTGTAAGGCGTGGACAGACTCAGGCCTTCCAGTACCGCATCACCGGACAAGGTAAGGGCATGACCGATAATCTCGGTGGAGTGCCATCTCGCTACATCTACCCAGCCCTAGCTGGCAAGGTTGACGGCATTGCTTTAGATATGCTTCACACCCTTGAAAAGTACGCATCAAGAATCAACCAGAAACTTAAGGCAGCCTAATGGCAATTAGAATCCCCATCCTTACCAGCTTTGACCCTAAAGGCCTAAGACAAGCTAACGCCAGCTTTGCCAAACTACAAGGCTCAGTAGGATCACTTGGTCGCAACTTTGCTGTAGCTGGTGCCGCTATCGCCGCTGCTGGGGCAGTCATTGCTAAAAATGTGCAATCACTGGCTCGCATCGAACGCATCAACGCTCAGACAGCCCAAACAATTACCTCAATGGGCAACGCATCAAACATCTCTGCCAAAGAGGTAGAGAGTCTTGCAGGTAGCCTTGAGGCTTTGACAGCTACCGAGGCTGAAACCATACAAGAGGGTGCCAACCTACTACTTACCTTCCGCAACATTGCTAACCAGGCAGGGGCAGGTAATGACATCTTTACTCAAACCACAGCAATCATGGTTGACATGGGGCGAGCACTCAACGAGGGTGCAAGTGCCTCAGCTATTCGACTAGGTAAAGCACTCAACGATCCAATTCGAGGCATCACAGCTCTACGCAAAGTCGGTGTTGGCTTTACTGAGGACCAAGAAGCACAAATCAAGGCACTGCAAGAATCTGGTGACCTTATGGGTGCACAGAAAGTTATCCTGGCAGAGCTACAAGCTCAGTTCGGTGGATCAGGTGCAGCTTATGCCAAGACCTTTAGTGGTCAGCTTGAGCTTATGGGTCACGAGCTTGGCACCATTGGCGAGGAAGCCACCATGTCGGTTATGCCGGCACTACAAGGGGTGGTCGAACAGCTTAGAGAGCTTATTCCTGTTATCGGTCCACAGCTAAAGGCAGCGATTGAATCAGTTGACTTTGAGGCACTTGCTAAGTCTGTTGTTGACCTAACCACATTCTTGATTACCAACGCCGATGCCATAGTAAAAACCTTGGGTGCGTTGTTCCTTCTCTCAACTGCTTACAAGACAATGGCAGTTGCTGCTGGAATAGCTAAGGTGGCTACAGATCTCTACAAGTGGTCAGTCGCTCAAGCAACTGCCGGTACAAAACTAGCTACAACAGCAACAACAATTTTCTCAACAGCTCTAAGGCTAATTCCGATTGTCGCAATTATCTCTGGTCTTGCACTTTTGGTTACAGCCTTTACCAACACAAGTGAGTGGGCTGGAAAGTCAGCTTCTGGGGTTGCAACCTTTGCCGGCAAGTTAGAGTACGCAGGTGGCAAGGCTGCTGTGCTAAAAACACAGCTAGATAACATACCTAAAGAGGTCACCACTACCTACACATTTAAGACTCAGACCGCTGGACAAGTAGCAAGTTCTTTTGGTGGGACTGCTTTTGATGCTCAAACTCAGATGTTCAAGGCTACTCAAATTAGCCCAATTCCAACCCCTAAAACAACTGGGGGTGGATCATCAACATCCTCACCACTACAGCAGATAATTGCTGACTCAAAACAAAATGCCAAGGTTATTCAAAAGCAGTCAGTTCTTGAACGAAAGGGCTTGTCTGCCGAAGTCGCTGCCTGGGTGACCTCTAGCAATAAGCCTGTAAAAGCTGCTAATGAGGCAATAGCAAGGATTAGCAAAAACGGCAACAAGGCTATTGGAAACCTAACTAAGGCCTATACAAACTCTGCTGCTGGACAAGCTGCCGCTGCTGCTGCCGCTGCTTCTGAGATTACTGAGTCATTTACTGTTGCCTACGATGACACAGCAGACAAAGAAGCCGCAGCACTAGCCGAGCGTGAGCGTGTATTCAAGTCATTCGCTGACTCAGTAAAAGCTACCTTTGCAGGAATGAAAACCGGCATTATCAACGCCTTTGACCTAACTGAGCTAGGTGGGTCAAGCAACGCCATCACTCGCAACATGGAAAAGCTACTGGTTCGACTAAGAGCCTTTGCAGACAATGTAAAGAACCTAGCTAGCATGGGCCTAAACCCAGCCTTGCTACAACAGGTAATCTCTGCCGGACCTATGGGTGGTGCTCGACTAGCCGAGGCACTTGTAATGGGTGGAGCTGGTGGACTGTCTGCCCTCAACGCTGGCTACTCAGAGTTTGGTGCCCTATCATCCCAGATTGCTCAAACAGGTACAGAGAGCCTATTCAACCAGGCAGGTCAGCAGAGCATCTACAACATAAATGTAGACGGCGGTGTTGGCTCTGGCTCGACTATCGGTAAGGCTATCGTTGACGCTATCAAGGCCTATGAGCGTACCTCTGGTGCCGTCTGGCAGGGTGCATAGTGTCAGCCCCCTCAGTCAAAGTTGAGCTAGGTCTTGACCTTGGCCAGCGTGACCCTTTTGCCTTTGTGCTTGACAGTGCAACAAGGGGTGTCCTAGACGGCACAGAGTTCACCCTTGGTGGTGAGCGACTGTTTGACATCACCCCACGCCTAGTCACTACAACTGTCAGGCGAGGCAAGAACAATGCCCTAGATCGCATTGACGCAGGTATTGTCACAATCGTTGTTGACAACTCTGACAGAGAGTTTGACCCCCTCTACGAGAACGGCCCTTACTTTGGCCAGCTTGTACCTAGACGCTCGGTAAGGGTATCGGCTAATGACTACCCAGTCTTTGTTGGCTTCATTGACGACTTTGACATTCAGTATGAACCTGGCAAGCAGTCTGTTGTCCAGATACAGGTATCAGATGCCTTCTCTGTTTTGGCTAACTCAGGCCTTGAGGAGTTCACCCCCGACTCAGAGTTGTCTGGTGCTCGAATCAACACAGTCCTAGACAGACCAGAAGTTGACTGGCCAGCCGAGCTTAGGGACATTGACCCTGGCAACTCTGTCATGCTTGACACCGATGTGGCTGAGGGAACCGGCACCCTTGAGTATCTACAGCTTGTATCTGACTCTGAGTTCGGCACTTTGTTTCTGGCAAAAGACGGCAAGATTGCCTACCGAGAGAGAAACGCTGTACCCAACACACCTGACATAGTATTCAGCGATGAGATAGTTGACGGCGATTACACAGGCATCCAGTTTGCCGATGTCAACATTGTGTATGGATCAGAGAACCTTTACAACCGAATTACCCTTGAGAACGCTGACCTTATTCCTGAGCAAGCCTTTGCCGAGGATGCAGACTCACAAGCCCTGTATGGCCCACGAAGCCTCTCACAGACTGGCTTGCTTATCCAAGACCTATCCCAGCTAGAGTTCCTTGCCGAGTTCCTGCTTGCTAGGTATAAAGAGCCTCAGTACCGCTTTGAAACTGTCACAGTAGTAATGGACACCCTGACCACAGAGAACCAAGACAAGGTGCTAGACCTTGAGATTGGCGACATTGTGCTGGTCAGGTTTGAGCCTTCTGACATCCCACCAGCCATTGAGCAGTATTGCCGGATTATCGGTATCAACCATGACTGGAACCCCAACAACAAGAACATCAGCTTTAGCCTAGAACGCCTTGACTTTGCCATCTTTATCCTTGATGACGCAGTGCTTGGCCAGCTAGACAATGACCGCCTTGCCTACGAGTAGTAAACTAAAAACAACAACAAAGGAACCCTATGCCAAGAAAAACCTTTACCGCTGGTGAAGT